CTTGATGAAAAAGAGGCATTCCGTCTTGGCGTGATGGCTGACGTTAACAACCGCGTTGGCAATTTCAAGGGCGGCGACTTCACCAAGCAAATCTTTAAGTCAGAAAATCAAAAGCTGTTGCTTCGAAATGCCTTTCCAGATCAAGCCTCCTACACTGAGTTTTCTCAATACGTCAAAGGCTTGGGTCAGCAAAGCGCAACCAAGCAAAGAATCCTTGGCGGCTCACGCACAGCAGAAAACCTGTCCGTTCAAGGTGATGCAAACCTCTTGGGTTCTTTGGCTCAAGCAACTGCTACTGGTGACCCATTGAGTATGTTGCGAGCTGGTGGTCAAGCACTGCTTTCAAGAGCAAAGGGAATCAGCAGCGAAACGTCTGAGGCTTTGCAAAAGCGTCTGTTTACCGTTGATCCAATAGAGCAGACCACCATCTTGCGGGAATTAAACCGCAGAGCGCAAAGACCGCAAACGGGTCTTTTAACTGGCGCTGCGGCTGTTGGGTCTGCTACTGGGATGTTGGGCAATTAAGCGTCAGAGCCGTCCCTTGGACAGCTCATGCTTATTCAGCGTGGGCTTGACGCTGGGCTTGGCCCTAGAGTAAATGCCAAACAGCTTGTAATCGGTGTTGGCTGCCACGCCCTTGGTCCGGTACGCGGCATCTTTCATAAAGATGCTCGGGCGCGGGTCTTTTTTCCATTCAAACGGGTTCATACAGTCTCCACAATAGGCCGCGCTTTCTTAAGGCGCACGGTTTCATTTACAAAATTCAGCGCCGCTTCCAACTGCCGGACCGTCACAGTCTCCAGTTGGGCGTCGTGTATCTCCATTGCCAGGTTCAGCGCTGTCAGCTCGTCACCGCGCACGATGAAGCGGCTCGTCAGACCCCGGCGAGCGAGCGTATAGAGCGCATCTTGCGCTGCCCGCAGCTCGGGCATCCAGTCGCTGCCAATACCCTGTTGGGCCAGCGCCTCGGCAATGTTAAGCGCATTGATGATGATGTCGATCTCTGCTCTCGTCGCGCTGCCCAGCCGAAGCGTGTTCATCGCGTCGTGGTTCCTGATCTTGATCGTGGCGCTTGCGCTGACCTCATCAACCCGCTTGAGCCCCGACTGCACCCACGCCATGTTGTCCAGGCGCACGCCCTTGGGTTTGTACTTGCTACGCTTTTTCATGGCTATCACTTTGCGTAAAAGTACACGCAGGTCGCCAAGAAGGTCAGCCACACTGCACCGACAACGCCCAGCAGCGCCCACTCGGCCAAGTATCTAAGCTGCTGACGCCAGATGCTTGGCGGCAGCGGTTCAGCGGCCAGCATCACGGGTTTGTACTTAGCCACACGCACCGGGCAGTTGCGGCCCTGGTTGCAGTCTCCAAAATCATCGCAACAGTTCATTTAAACTCCCTCAGTTTGTGTTTCAGATCTCTGATCTCGCCTTGGGCTTTGAGTGCATTGGCACGGGTGCGCTGGTAGTCGGCAGTGGCTTCCTTGGCTGCCGCGAGTGCCTTGTCCAGCTTCTTGGCCTCACGCTTCAAGATGCGCGTGTGCTCTTTGCGCAGGGCCGCAAGCGCAGGCTCGGTGATCGCTGCGACTTGAGCCTCTGTCAGCGCCAGCGTGATGACAGGGGCGCGGTAGATTTTGGCGGTCATGTGTTTACCTCCTTGAGTGTTGCCATCGTCATTACGATTGCCATATTTTTTGTCAGCGCCATTGCTTCAATGGTTTCAATGTGGTCAACAGTCAGCCCAACCCATTGCCGCTGTGGTGGCTGTGCTTCCTGAACACCTACAGAACCCCTGTTTGGATTTGCCATGCCTTTTATTTGTTCGTCTTTAGTCATTTGATGATCCTCAGAAAAACGCCGCACCGGGCGCATTTGTAAATCGGTTGGCCCTCGACGGGCTCCCAGCGATGCTGACACTCGTTCATGGTGTCACCGCCTTCATTTCCCAGCCCAGTTGGAAGTACGACCAGCGGGTTTGAAGTGATGGAACGCTGTACTTGCCATTGACGTTCATGTTGAAGTCGGTGTGCCCTTTAGAGCGCATCAAGGCTTCGAATACTTTTTGGGCTTGGGTCATTTCAGCCTCCTAAGCGTTAGCCACGCGGGCTCTTTGTTGACCACTGGCGGCGGAGTGATCTTCTCGCTGGGTGGTGCCCAGCCGTACTTGCGCCACAACGCCTGCACATCAGAGCCACTGCTCCATTTGAAATCAGGATGCCCTACGGGGATCCACGGCATAGTTTTGTTCACGGTTTGCTCCTTCGATTACTAAGTGCCGATAGGCACGGATAGCCGCCTTCAAGTCTGCTTGCAGACTCTCGATCAGCTCTTCTTGCTCAAGCAGCCGGGCTGCGGCGTCTTGGGCAAACTTGGCCAGGTTGTGCGCTTCCCACGCCTCAAACCTGTTCATGCCAATTCATCCCGCGCCATTTCATCGGCTTTCTTTGAGAAGTAATCTATTGAGATCATGGTCATCCACAAGCCGCAAGCCGCATAGTCACCAGTTGCAAGCCATTGCCCAAGAAGTTTCTTGTCAATTGGTGTGGCACTTTCCATTGCCTCAATTACGTTATGACCATCCATCGGGTCGCACGCCTCGCCATGCGTCAGTAGTTCAGCAGCTCGGTCTTCAATGGCAAATTCCAAAGCCTCGGCCCTGTCCTCGTCATACTGGCGGCTGTTCATCATTTGGGTATTCATGCAGCTCATGCAGACCACCCGTAGAACAGGCAGGCGGCCAAGCCAATGCCAACGACAAGGGCTGTGATCAGGTCCAATGCAGCCTCTGCACAAGCGTGCAGCTTGGAGGCCTTGACTTGGTAGTGTTGGTGATATTTGTGGTGCTTCATGGGGTTTTCCTTAAATGTGGGGCCAGTGGCCCCGGTTGATTAAGCTGCGGCCTTGCGAGCGTCCATACGCGTGTTGACTTCAAACTGTTTGCTTGCAACGCACTTAATGCAGCGGTATGCAGGCGCTTCCATCTTGAAGTTTTCCCAATCCGTACTCATTGGGGTGCGCAGAATGTTGCGGCCACAAGCGGTGCGGCTTGTGAAGCCAGTGCCTGATTTGTCTAAGTGCATTTGGTTTGCCATGTCAGCTCCTTGCTGGTTTGGTTGTTGCGATGCCCACATCTTACCACGATATCCCACCGCATCATCAACCTAGGACAAACCCTAATCACTTCTTTTCTTTTGCCAACCCCTGCTTGATGTAGTGCAGCACCTGTGCGGCCAGCGTTCTGGTGTGGCGCTCGGCGTGTTTGCGGACCTCTAGCTCCACATCGGCAGGCAAGCGAATGGTCATGTACTTGTCTTTGATTTGCTCGTTCATAAAGTATCCTTCTGTTGGTTAAAAAAGGCAGTGATCTTTGCTTTTGCATCATCAGCACCTTTTCCCACTATACAACAATGTTTCACACCTTCAAGATAGGCTATCCAATCTTTCTGCTCGGCACTGAGCACGCCACCCTTGATGCGCTTCATCTCCACCCACAAGTGCCAGGCAGGGATAAAGAGATCAGGCACACCAGCAGATACCCCCTCAACCTTCAGCCTGGCGGCTGCTGCAATGCTTCTCTGGCCCCCGTTGGGGATTGCAAAGATGCGAACGCCTCTATGGGTCTGGCGAAACCATTTCACGACCTCGCGCTGCTCCTCATGCTCCGTTGGTATGCGATTAGTCAAAACGGAACCCCTCTTTCCCACTTGGGGCACTCGCCAACAGCCTCAGCGAACTCAGCAGGTGGGGTCATAAAGAACTCAACACAAAGCCCATCGTTGCCGTAGCTCTCACAGGTGTGGCAGCAGCGCGGTGGGCCAGCACGGTGCCATTGGCGCCATTGAATCAAAAACTCAGGTTCAGCGTGTCTCATGCCCATTTCCTTCGCGTTACTTTGAAAAATTTACCGTCCTTGCGAAATTCAATCATTGATGGTGGCGTGGCGTTGTTCAGGTTCTGCACCACCTCAATCATGGTCTTCACATTCAGCCCACCAGGAACAATTTGAGCACGCTCTGCAATCGTGATCAGCTTTTGCACAGCAGACTGGCCTACATAACCATCATGCGTGATGGCCAGATACTCGGTCACCGCCGGGTCACTTAGCCCGCCGTAGTACGTCACAGCCAGCATCTGCTTGCCCGATGCCTTGCTGGTGTGCTCACGCCATGCCCAGCTCGTCACCTCAAGCTCTTTCCCCTCCAGTCCCATGATGTCGTCATCATGCAGTTGCAGCTTCTTTACTTCCCTTGGTGGGAAAGGATGATCGCAAGCAGGGCAGACCATCACTGAGATATGCACCAACTCGTTGCAGTTCTCGCAGACTTTAAGGGGTGCTTCGCCATTGCCGTCACCACCCTTCTTTGGCGGCTGCACGTTGGTGATCGGGCCGTGCGTAGCCACGACACCAGCAAAGTCCAGCACCAGGCAGTGATCGGTGTGGCTCTTGACCCTCATGCCGCGGCCAGCCATCTGCACATAAAGACTGGCGCTCATGGTGGGGCGCAGCATCACCACCAGATCAATGTCAGGGTAGTCAAATCCGGTTGTTAGCACATTGGCGTTGGTGATAGCTTGCAGCTTTCCAGCCTTAAAGTCGGTGATGATCTCATCGCGCTGCTTCTTTGGCGTGTCCCCGGTCACGCACGCAGCAGCCACCCCCTGCTGGCGCAGGGCTTGGGCAATGTGCTGCGCGTGCTGCACACCAGCGCAAAAGAAAAGCCAAGCCTTGCGATCACCAGCCAAAGCCATCACCTCTTGCACCACAGCCTGATTCTTGTCATCCGTGTCCACCGCGGCTTGCAACTCGGATTCAATGAATTCACCGCCACGCTTATGCACACCAGTCACATCCAGCTTGGCCTTGGTGACCTTCGAGCGCAGCGTTGACAGGTGGCCCTTGTAAATCAGTTCCTCAATGCTGACAGGCTCAATCAGCGCATCAAACAGCGCAGGCTTGTCAGTGATCAATCCATGCCCCAAACGGTAAGGCGTGGCCGTTAAGCCCACCACCCGCAAAGCAGGGTTGATGGCCTTAAGTTCAGCAAGCAAAGCGCGGTAGCCTCCCTCGTCCTTGTGGTTGACTAGGTGGCACTCGTCAATGATCACCAGATCAATGTGACCAAGCTCACGGGCCTTGCTTCTCACCGACTGGATGCCAGCAAAAGTGATTGGCTCGCCCAACTCACGCCGACCAATGCTGGCGCTGTAAATGCCCATCGGAGCGCCAGGCCAGTGCTGGCGCATCTTCTCAGCGTTCTGCTCGATCAGCTCCTTGACATGGGTCAGCATCAGCACACGGGTTTCGGGCCAGTTCTGCAAAGCATCCTTGCACAGCGCGGCCACAATGTGCGACTTGCCAGATCCAGTCGGCAGCACCAGGCATGGGTTGCCCTGGTTGCCAGCCTCAAACCAAGCGTAAAGCTGGTCGATGGTGCGTTGTTGGTAGTCACGGAGCATTGGTTGCCTCATGGTTAATTTTTGAAAGCCATTGCTGATAAATTTGCAATGCAATCTGAGCTGTCATCAATGGTGGAACACTCATCCCCACCAAATAACCAACTTTATTCCCACAAAAATCGTAATCCATTGGATAACTACCAGCCATTTTTGTCTCGTCATCAAACAAGGTCCGCTCAACCTCATAGTCATAAGGCAAGCCACTTGCTCTAATTGTTGGCAAAACCCTATCTGGATGTGCTTTTATTTCATTGAAGTAACTACCTTTAGGATGCACTGTTGAAAAGCTATCACCAGGTTTTGTTAGGCGCCAATACTCTCCCATTTTTTCACCAAGTCCAACAGCACTATCATTTCCAACTTCTTGCCTAATTTCAAAATAGTTGATTTTTCTTTCATTAAATTCAAGATGAATTCTTGGCTGTGATTGAAAAAAATCAACTGTTTCCAAAAAAGGCTCTGCCAAATCTTTTCTTAATGCTATGAAAAAAACTCTTTCTCTGCGTTGAGGAACTCCCATTGTTGAGGCATCTAAAAGAAAATGTTGCACATAGTAACCAGCCTCATCAAAGCAATCATGTATTTTTGAAACATAATTTATTGCCTCTCCAATCAAAAGACCTTTCACATTTTCAGCAATAACAATTTTTGGCTGTAATTTTTTAGCCAAATCAATGAAGTCAAAAAACAATGTATCAAGAACTTGATCTGCCTGACCCTCTCTAAACTTTTTTTCTTTACCCCAATCAGCTTCACGGCTTCCAGCCATAGAGAAAGATGAACAAGGTGGAGAGCCATCCAAAATATCTAAGTTGTAAAGTTCTTGCGGCAGATCATCACGAAGTTTGAATGTTTGTATTGGTTCAAGGTAAGAATATTTTGGATTGTGATTGGCCCGGTAAGCAGCCATCATCTTTGGATCAATCTCATTGCAACCAAGCACATCAAAGCCAGCCAACTTGTATCCCATTGTTGAACCACCACCACAAGCAAAACAAGAAAACACCTTACCCTTGTCTTTTGTGAAATTGGCTTGTTCCAAAGTCCATTTGTATGGAAATTTGTGCATCACTATTTCTCCTTGTTTGTTCACGCTACAACCCTCCCACCAAACTCTTTGCGCAAATCATGCAACTGCGTCCAGCCCTTGTCAGCACAGGCCCCAGCATTTGCCAGCAGCTCTTTGCTACTGAACACACCCTCTTGCTCTGGGTCGCCATTGGCCACTGTCGTGCCATTGATCTCATACACGGCGGTGAACTCGTTTGGCCCATCTTTGCGCTGCCACGGCACTAGATCAGGGTGCAGGACATGACTCTCGCAGCCATTGCGCTGTGCGTCCACTGGAATCACATCGTCCCACTTGGCACAGTGCCAGGTCGAGTCCGACAATGGTGTGGCCATCGCGCAGGTGCGGCAGTTCACATGCTTGGTGGTCTTGGACTCATGGCAGAACTCGTGCGCATCACAGAACTTGCACTGATACCAGCTTGCATCGGTGCTGATTGGCTCGGGCATCCTGTCGCTCAGAGCAATGTAGTGGCCCCGGCGCACAGCCTTGTCAGCCACATCTTTGTCCAGCTTCACGCGCTCGGTGTGGATTCGATCATCGTCCTTGCAAATGGCCAAATACAGCGCACGGTCCAGACCAGTCCCAGCCATGTAGACCTGCATCTGCACAAAATGCTCGGGCTTGGACTTCTCCACACCATCTTTGACCAGCGCATCAAACGACTTCTTGCTGTGCGTCTTGAACTCAGCTACATGCTTGGTCTTGGGTGCTTCAGGCACACCAGAGTCAATTATGGCGTCCAGAGATCCAGACACATGACTACCAAAATCAACCCTGTGCTGGCTCGACACCTTGCGCACATCCAGACCAATGGCCCGCAGGTCGCTGATGATATTGGCTTCTTCTTGGTGGCCACGGCGGAACAATCGCAGGATGCGGCCAGAGAACTCAGGCTGAACAGCCCACCGAAACGACAGCCAAAGCCATCGGTCGCAAACATGGCCCAAGGTACTGGCCCCAAGATGCGGTCTAGGCACTTCGGCAGTGGCTTCATGGTGCTTGTCAATCAGCGCCTGAATGTTATGATCACTCTCGGGTATTTTCATGGTTTCTCCTGTTGGGAACTTTGCCCCGGCCTTCATCAGCCGGGGCTTTCTTTTGCTTACTTCTTAGCCCATGGTGGCGCGGCCTTGCCAGCAGATGGCGCACTGGCAACAGGCATGGAGGTCGCAGGCGCTGCACTGCCTGACAAGGACTTGAAGCCCTTGACCTCATTGCTGGCGCCATACTGAGCGTCTTGCTTGACCTCCAGCTTGATGCCAATCTGGCCACCAATCAACTGATCGGTATCAGTCACCTTCGCCAGGCCAATTGCACGCATGATGTCGCCCAACTGCTGGCGACCAATCTCCTCAGCCTTAGGATTGGCGTTCTTGATGTTCAAGTTGCCAAACACCACACGACCCTGGTGCGTTGGTCCAGTGATGTCGTAACGCAACTTGATGTATTGGCCGTTGTTGGCCTTGGTGGCCTTCAGCTCGGATTGCGAGATGGTGGCGGTGTACCAGCCAGCAGGCAAAGGCTCAAAGCTTCCAGTGTTGCCAACAGGCAATTCGTTGATGTCAAAAGTCTCAGATAAAAAAGCCATGATTTACTCCTTGGGGATGATTTTGAAAGATGGACGGCCAGGCTTGGCCGTAATTGCACCAGCCAAAGGCCCGGTGATGGATTCGTCGGCTGCTTTCCAGACCGACATGTTGATCTCCGGCTTCCACCGGAAAAGTGTTGCAAGGTGATCG